AGCGACGACTGCCGTTCGCAAGAAAGGCAGATGGATATAAAGCTTCTGCCTTACTACAGGCAAGAAAGAGGTCTTCACTATGTACTTGGAAATCGACCAAGAGCGATTCGTAGTAGAGACCGCAGAGCAGGTAGGTAAAAGAAAGTCTAAACAAATTACACCGAAAGGGTTTACGACCGCCAGACAGGTGGAAGGTATCGAGTTACTTAAAGGGTTCTTCGCAAGCGATGGCAACGAGACCAAGTAGGACGACTGCACAGGCAGACAGGATGAAAACGGTAGACCAAATGAACACGGGTTACTCCAGTAAATTATAGTTAGGGGTCAGATTAAAGGGTCAGGCTAAAAATGGAGCGGCATTATACTTCTTCCGCTTTGTATGTGCAGTATATAAGCACTCATATATGATTAAAAATGATACATATTTATATACTCTATACCATAAATGGTATATACCTATGTTTACCCCCTCGATACCCCTTGACTCACACCTCAACCTGTTGGTATAAAGCAGTTCCGGTTTAACAACCTGCGATTACAATATGACGATACAAGTAGAACCAGAGCTGGGAGTCCCAGTTCCTGCGAAGAAAACCCGTATGGATGCTAAAAAACGCATTGCATCGGCAGCAGCGACAGCCGAAGAGCTGGAGCAATATGGCTTAGACCTAGAGCCAAACAAAGAAGATCAAGACGTAGCGGCTAAAATAACGGTTGCGTACGCTGACGACCCCGAAAAGACCTCTAAGCAGGTCACAGAATCCCGTACCGCAGAGCTAACTCCCGCCTCTCTGGTACTTACAAACAACATTTTAAGAGAATTTGGGCAATCTGTAGTCCAATCAGCCACTCATGTACGCCATCTGGTGACCAACAAGCTGCTTTTGGAGACTGAGAACCCCGATGCCAAGGTAAGACTGCGTGCATTAGAGCTTCTGGGCAAGATTTCGGACGTAGGACTGTTCGCAGAGAAGACAGAAGTGACAGTTACCCACCAGACTAGCGATGAATTGAAGCAAAAACTACGCCAAAAGCTCGAAAAACTGGTAAATCCACCCCAAGAAGCCGCCGAACCTGTTGATATAGTAGATATTGACGTTGATGCGGAGATGGGACTCGTAGATGATGGAGAGTACGACGATGCCTAAGACTTATATCCACGTGAATCAGCATAAAATCCGCGCAAACCTGAAAAATGGGACGAATGAGCCGGTTATTACCGTAAAAACAGGGCGAGAGAACCAATATTGTCGGTCTATCACGATAGATGGGCCGTGTAAAGTGCTACAAAGTACCGACGACAAGCCGATTTTGTCGTGTGGAGCGCGTGTAGTGATGGTAACTGAGGCTGGATACACTATAAATGACTAATGTGTCACCACAGGACTTTTCTGAGAGCGAGATCCAGCGCATGTTGGACAACTTAGACTCGTTTTCTGACGAAGAAGTGGTCGAAATACACAAATTAGTGGACGCAATCGCCGATAAAGCCGACATAAAGGCCGCATATGACGATTTAATAGCCTTTTGTCAGCATATGATGCCCGATTTTATCGTCGGTAAGCACCACCGCATACTCGCAGACATGCTAATGTCGATAGAAAGGGGTGATAAAGACCGTGTATGCGTAAATATACCCCCTAGACATGGTAAATCGCAGCTTGTATCCATCTTTTTCCCCGCATGGTACCTAGGCCGTAATCCCGATAAAAAGGTGATGATGGTGTCGCATACGACCGATTTAGCGGTAGATTTTGGTCGAAAAGTACGAAATCTGATCTCTGACCCCCAATTTAAGGCTATTTTCCCTACTGTAGCGCTGGCAAAGGACTCTAAGTCCGCTGGTAGGTGGAATACTAGCGCTGGAGGCGAATACTACGCGTGTGGTGTTGGTTCGGCACTAGCGGGCCGTGGTGCCCACTTATTGCTCGTAGATGACCCACATTCGGAGCAGGATGTGATTAATGGCAACTTTATCGTGTTTGAGAAGGCATATGAGTGGTATACGTTCGGTGCTCGTACTCGATTGATGCCCGGTGGCTCTGTAGCTATCATCCAGACTAGGTGGCATATGGACGATCTGACGGGTCGTGTGGTCAAGGATATGACTAATAACGAGAGATCTGACCAGTTTGACGTTGTAGAGTTCCCCGCAATCCTAGAAGTAGAGAATGATACGGGTAAAATCACTGAAAAACCCCTGTGGCCTGAGTTTTTTGACCTAGAGGCACTAGAACGTACCAAAGCGTCGATGCCGGTGTTCCAGTGGAATGCTCAGTACCAGCAACAGCCGACTGCCGAAGAAGCCGCTATAGTGAAGCGGGAGTGGTGGAATATATGGGACTCTGATTCAGCTCCCATGTGTGAGTACATTATAATGACACTCGATGCCGCAGCCGAAAAACATAACCGAGCTGACTTTACAGCATTAACTACGTGGGGGGTCTTCCTAAATGAGGAGACTTCAGCGTATAATATTATCTTGCTAAATAGCATAAAAAAGCGTATAGAGTTCCATGAATTGAAGGAATTAGCGTTCCAAGAGTACGAAGATTGGGAACCTGACGCGTTTATTGTGGAGAAAAAGAGTTCTGGTGTGGCTTTGTACCAAGAAATGCGCCGGATGGGACTCCCAGTGTCCGAATATACCCCACACAGGGGGTCTGGAGACAAATTAGCCCGACTAAACGCTGTTTCCGACATTGTACAGTCGGGGCTGTGCTGGATACCACCCACGCGGTGGGGTGAAGAAGTTATTGAAGAAATCGCTGGATTTCCGTTTATGAGCCATGATGACTTGGTGGATACTACGGTTATGGCACTAATGAGGTTCCGTCAGGGCGGGTTTATACGATTACCCTCCGATGAGCCAGAAGATGAACGATATTTTAAGTCGCGTAGACACAGCGGCTACTATTAAAGGTAAAAAGAATGGCTATCGAGAAAGGTATATACGCTGCTCCACAGGGCATTGAGGAAGAGCTAGAGGGCGAAGATGTCGAGCAAGAGCTTGAGATCGAGATCGTTGACCCTGAAATGGTCACGCTTGACGATGGTTCTGTAGAAATCACTATCATCCCCGGAGACGACATGGGAGAAGGCGGATTCGACGAGAATCTAGCTGAATCTCTAGATGAGGGGGAGATCCAAGAGCTTTCTGACGACTTGTTGGGACTTGTAGAGGCAGACCAAGATAGCCGTAAAGAATGGGCAGATGCCTATGTAAAAGGTTTAGATGTACTAGGATTTAAGACAGAAGAGCGTACTACTCCTTGGGAAGGCGCTTGTGGCGTGACTTCTACTGTATTGGCAGAAGCAGCTATCCGATTCCAAGCAGAGACTATGAGTGAGACTTTCCCTGCCGCTGGCCCTGTTAAGGTCAAGATCCTAGGCATGGAGAATAAAGAGAAGGTAGAGGCCGCAGAACGCGTAAAAGCGGACATGAACTACGAACTTACCGAGCGTATGGTTGAGTACCGTTCTGAGCACGAAAGAATGCTATATAGCCTAGGACTCGCAGGATCGGCGTTTAAGAAGGTTTACTTCGACCCTAATATGGGACGACAGTGTGCGCTCTATATCCCCGCAGAAGACGTTATAGTGCCATATGGCGCATCTAACATCGAAACTGCCGAGCGCGTATGCCATATAATGCGCAAAACCAAGAATGAGATTCGTAAGCTACAAGTAAGTGGTTTTTATAAGGATGTAGAGCTAGGTGATCCTGTGTCATTCCACACGGACATCGAAGAAGCTAAAGCAGAAGACGGCGGCTTCACTCTAACAGACGACAGTCGATATACTTTATATGAGATTCATGCTGACCTAATCATTGAAGGTTCTGGCGACTCAGAAGAAGATGATATTGCTAAGCCTTACGTAGTTACCATCGAGCGTGGTACAGGACAGATTCTATCTATCCGCCGTAACTGGGATGTAACAGATCAACTAACGCTGAAGCGCCAACACTTTGTACATTACGTATATGTGCCCGGATTTGGCTTCTACGGCCTTGGACTGATCCACATCATAGGTGGGTACGCTAAAGCAGGAACGTCGATTATACGGCAATTGGTGGACTCTGGTACGCTTTCTAACCTACCGGGCGGCTTGAAGTCCCGTGGTTTGCGTATCAAAGGTGACGACTCTCCAATCGAGCCGGGCGAGTTTAAAGACGTAGATGTGCCATCAGGCAGCATCCGCGACAACATTATGACTCTTCCTTATAAAGAGCCTAGCCAGACCCTACTAGCCCTACTAGATAAGATTACTAACGAAGGCCGTAGATTAGGCGCTATCGCAGATATGAACATCTCTGACATGTCAGCCAATGCCCCCGTGGGTACTACGCTGGCCCTGTTGGAGCGTACGCTGAAGCCTATGGCAGCAGTACAAGCACGAGTTCACTTCGCGATGAAGCTAGAGTTTAAGATGCTCAAAGCTATCATGGCAGAGGAAGCCCCCACTGAGTACGCCTACGAGCCTGCTAGAGGCGAAGTAACAGCGCGTGCGTCAGACTACGCTATGGTGGACGTAATCCCTGTAAGCGACCCTAACAGCTCTACAATGGCACAACGCGTTGTACAGTATCAGGCAGCCCTACAGATGGCGGAGAAGACCCCGCAGATTTACGACCTACCACAGTTGCACCGTCAGATGCTTGAAGTTCTAGGTATCAAGAACGCAGATAAGCTAGTACCTACGGATGATGACATTAACTTGACTGACCCCGTAAGCGAGAACATGAACGCCCTAACAGGTAAGCCTATCAAAGCGTTCATCGAACAAGACCACGAAGCGCACATCGCTACGCACACTGCGTTTATGCAAGACCCAATGGTTATGCAGTCTATCGGTCAGAACCCACAGGCAAAGCAGATTATGGCGTCGTTACAGGCACATATCGCTGAGCACGTAGCGTTCAGATACCGTAAGCAGTTAGAAGACAAACTAGGCGTTACATTGCCTAAGCCGAACGAAGAGCTACCCCCAGAGATCGAACTACAGCTATCTAGACTCCAAGCTAACGCTGGCGGTCAGGTTTCGCAAGAGCATAAAGCGCAGGCCGCACAAGCCCAAGCGCAGCAGCAACAGCAAGACCCAATCATCCAGATGCAGCAGCAGGAGCTACAGATTAAGCAAGCAGAAGTACAACGCAAGGGTCAGAAAGACCAGACCGATGCGCAAATCAAAATGCAAGAGCTGCAACTCAAGGCTCAAGCACAACAGGCTGATACTCAGATGGATCAGGCTGAACTCCAGCTCAAGCAACAAGAGCTGCAAATCGACGCCCAGAAAGCGGGCGCAAAACTAGCCGCTGACAGAAAGGTCGCAAACACCAAAC